CTTGATGAGGGCCTTCAAGTTGGTAGCTCGCATTAGCGTTGTCCTCGCTTATGGTCGGGGCCTAGGGTTATGTACAGTTGTTGTGATGGCGTGGTGCTGCCATCGTGGTTGGTCTTGTTGCGCACAGCTTTCGCTGCTCGCTTGTCACTGAAGTACAGGGGAGAGCCATCCCCCCCCTTGAGTAGCTGTCCACTGGCAGTCCGGATAGCGAACAGGCGCAGCTTCGTGTTCATGGTGTTCTCCTTTCAGGTCTTGCAGTTAAAGCCGATGAGATCGGCAGGGTTGGACACTACGGTATAGTTACTCTTGTGCATCGGAACGATGCAGTGCTTACGTTGGCGAGCTTGCTGCTCACCACACTCCAGGCAGAGCCTGTAACCCAGGCTCCACCGCTTGGGGGAGACGTACTCCCCACAAGATTCGCAGTCCATCACGCAACTCCCAAGCGTCGCTTGGTCAGGGCTATGGCACCAAAGCCATCGATGTAATGCATGTCGTCACGGCTCAGGCCGATGGTGTCAGTCAGGGGGTGAGCCTGACTATGGTGCTTGCTTGTGGTCCGGCTGTACTTGTCCGTATTTTCGTACCACGTTTTAGTTTGGTCGCTGTAAATAAACAACGGCCATGAGTGGTTGTAGGAATACACGGTGTATTGACGCTTGCTGTGTCTGTAGTACCCCCAGAGGGAGCCACTTGAGTTTGTAAAGTCCAACTTCTGCTGGACATATTGACGGGCACAAGTGCCAGGAACGTACCTTGGGGTTTTAGTCATCACTCGTCCTCCTCAGCTATGGAATCCGTAGTGGTCCTCATGCCATACGGCACCGATGACGTACTTGGTGGGGCCATCGGCAGTGTCTTTGTACACTGCAACCATGTCCGTGGTGTCGTCCTGGGTGATCACAACGTGACCATAGGTCAGGTTCCACTGGGACAGGTATCCCAGGGCACTGTAAAAGTGAGAGGGGCCTACCGCCTCCTTGATCTGGGTAAGCTGGTCAGAGTCCATACGGATGAGCACTTCACGTTGGTCTGCCATTACGCTGCCTCCTGTTCGTACCACTCAAGCAGTTCGTGAAGGCGAGACACGGGGATGGTGTCTGTAAAGTCCAGCGGTACGATGTAATTTTCGATGGGGAGTAGTTCGGTGTTTTCGTCGTAATACTTGGCTTGGTTGAACACCAAACCAATGGGGAGAAGGATTGCAGTACCAAGGTACTCACCACGAGAGTGGATGTGTACAACAGTTTGAGACAGGTACTCCGCAGAGTACGTCGCGTTAGAAGTTGACAATGCGATAGCCATAGTATACTCCACCTGTAAGGTTTCAATGTATAGTTAAACAAGTCGGGAGGCCCGACTCGAACTCCAGCCTAGCCCGGCCCGGCGAAAACGTCAAGTCCGGCCCGGCACCAATGTCATACTGTGGGAATAATCTAAGTTTACATGCCAACAATCTATGTAAAGTGGGGAATTTAGATCGCAAAATAGATCGCGCATGTGATTGATTTATAAGGGAAATGGGGGTTACGATCTAAACAATCTACGTTTTTTGGAATAATGTGGGGCTAAAACGGTGAAGGCGGGGAGGTTAGGGAAGTATACATGTAAACTTGTAAAGTATAAAAATCCAACTCACTGATGTGTACCTATATGAGTTTTTAATAGATTATTTAGATCAACTAGATTATTTTTAGCGTATAGTTTTCTGACTCACTCTCGCAAGTGGTTGATTCCGTGGCACTATTCCATAACTTGACACTTTACATTTGTAAGGTTAGGCGATCTAAATTCTGCTTCAAAGCGTCAGGTAAAAAATAGATTGTTGGCGTGTATAGTTAGATCGTGAATTGTAAAGTTATATTGTGTAAAGTTAGCCTATTACACCCCCCATTTGACTGTAAAGCGCGCGTTCGTCGCCAACCACGAGCTACGAACCCCCGACGTATGGCAGTTTATTTACAAAAAATTTTTAGAGAGAAGGCGCCCTTGCGGACGCCCCTCGTTCAGTCACACTTCGGCCTGCGCTGCTCGTAGTCAGGCCAGTACCCGTGGCACACCATGTCGTTGTAGTGTGCTTCCTCTGCCTTGGCGTCCTCGTAGTCCATGTTCCCGATCAGTGCCAGGATTAGGAATCCGAGGGCTGCCAGGGCGCCTGCTGCCCAGTGTGCAGTGGTCATGTCACTCTCCAAGGTTATGGGCGCCCTTGCGGGCGCCCTGGGTGGTTAGTAGCACGAATATTCCTCTCTTAGCCATGCCGTAAGGCTAGCGAGGTCATACGCATCAGTAAGGGAACCTAAACCGTCCGAATAGTCGTCTTCGCGATTCCCGAACCGGACGTAGAAGTAAGTATTCCCGCGAACCGGATAGCCGTAGATATCCGAGCCCTTAAAGGATTCGATGAAATCAGTCGCGGGTAATTGCCCGTGGTTATTGTGAATCATGTCACTCTCCGGTTTGGAAGGGCGCCCTTTCGGGCGCCCTGGGTGCTTACTTCAGTTGGAACGGGTTGTCAGCCTTCGGCTTGGGTGCCTTGGGCGTGGACGCGTCCACAATTGCCATGCCAACCTTGCGGGCACGCAGGTTGAATGGACTGTTCAGAGAGTATTGAATAACCTTGCCGTCCGGCAGCGGCCCGTTCTGTTTTACGAACATGGCCGTGTAGCCGTCCTTGAAGGCAGCCTCATACTCTCGCATGGTGTTGTAAGCCGCGCGCCATGCGTCGTACTTCTCACGCAAGCCCTCGGGCATATCAGACACAACAACACCAACCCAAACCGCACCATCAACTTTCTTAGACATAGGAATGTCTCCAGTAGAATGAATGTAAGGTTTGTCTGTCGGTACACTCGCCTCCCGGCGCCCCGACCGTGGGTCGATCCACCTGCGGATCAGGTGGGCCCTCGCCTGGCGGCTTGTCTCTTCGAGGAGATCGCTAGCCAGTGATTCCAGACCAGCATAACTTGACCAAAGCGTCAAGTTTGGGGCTCCACGGGGGCTTCCGCCCCGGCATCTCGGGCGCCTTCGCGCCTACCCCCCGCGAGGGGGGAGGGGGGTACATGGATCGGCAAACGGACGCCCCCCCTTAGTGTAGTAAACCTCTCATAACACAACCCGAAAAAACCAAGTGTAAAGTTAGCACCACCACACAACATTCACACACATCACAACTACTTTCGTTATAATGCCCCCACTCCCAGGGGGTAGGCATGCAGCTAACGCGCCAGAACATCGGAAACGCGGGCGAATACTTTGTGGCTTACCATTTGGAAAGCCGGGGGGTCACTGTCGTCCACGCAAACACAAAAGGCTTCGACCTCCTCGCCATTACCCCCAGTGGTATTCCAGTCCCCATACAGGTCAAGGCCACAACAAAAATCCAACGCGCTCAAAGCTCAAAACCCGGACCGAAGCGTAAAACCTATTACTCAACGCGCTACCGCTTCAACCTCAAACGCCACGACGAATTCCCCCTACACGCCTTTGTGGCGCTCGATATACCCGCCTTTTTCCTCCGTGACCTTAGCACCGCCTCTGGTTCCTATCCCACGAACAATGTGGTAGATATAGCCCCATCGTACTTTACGGACGAGGCCATGGAGGCTTCGATCAAGGAACACCTGAGCTGATGGACACATCGCCCCTCAAGCACACCAAGTGGTCAGACCGCCTAGCCTTCGACGTTGCCTTGACCCTAGAGGGCAGTGGTGAAACGCTGCAGGAGGTGATGGGGCGGCACAGCATCGACGCGAACGACCTCATCATGTTCAAGCGAGACCCGGTGTTCCTGAAGAAGGTGGAGCACTACCGGGACGAGGTGCGCGAGAAGGGCATGACCTTCCGGCTCAAGGCGCGGGCCCAGGCTGAAGAACTCCTCACTACTTCTTACCTGTTGATCCACGACCCTGGCGTGTCGCCCGCTGTGAAGGCGGACCTGATCAAGTCCACGGTGAAGTGGGCGGGGCTGGAGCCCAAGAACGACGACAACTCTGAGGGCGCTGCCGGTGGGGTGCGCATAACCATCAACCTGGGCAGCAGCCAGAAGGACGCACGGACCATAGAGGCTACCCCGATGGAGGCAGACGACGCAGATGCCATTGAGTATTCTGAGGTTGTTTAGCAGCAGGTATGAAGGGCACCGCGCAGTCAGACTGAAGTCGATCCACGAAGCGAGCCTCTTTGAGAGGCTCATGGCGAAGTACGCCTTGTCCTACCGGACCAAGATTAACAACACGCGGAAGTACGGACGCGAGTTTATTTACATGCTTGTCGAGGATCACCGTGGCTCTGAATATTGACTACACGCCGCCGCCTGCCGGGGCCAAGTTCATGGAGAGCAACGCCAAGATGCGGGTGCTCATGGGCCCTGTGGGAAGTGGCAAGAGCGTAACTTGCTCCTTTGAGATTGTGCGCCGGGCGTCCATGCAGGAGCCGGACCAGACGGGTAAGCGGCGTAGTCGCTGTGCGGTGGTGCGTCAGACCGTGCGGCAGCTTCAGGATACGACCATTAAGACCTTCCTTGACTGGTTCCCGCCGGGGCAGTGTGGGCGCTATATGCGCACCACCAAGACCTATTTCTTTGAGGTGGGCGACGTTGAGTGTGAGATTATGTTCCGGGCCCTCGATGACGCGGACGATGTGGCAAACCTCAACTCCTTGGAGCTTACCTTCGCTTGGTTCAACGAGTGTCGGGACATCGCCTCGGAGATCGTGGATGCCATGTCCAAGCGGGTGGGTCGCTTTCCGTCGAACAAGGACGGGGGGCCGAGCTGGCATGGGATGTGGGCGGATACTAACCCGCCGACCATGGATACTTGGTGGTATTACCAGATGGAGGGGCTCGACCCCAAGGACGGCATCTCCCACAACGACAATGGTTGGCATGTGTTCAAGCAGCCGTCCGGGCGGAGCATCCACGCGGAGAATATCGAGAACCTGCCCGATGGGTACTACGACACTCAGGGGCGGTCAGAAGAATACATCCGTGTATACATCGACGGGGAGTATGGCCTCAGCAGTGCCGGGACGCCGGTGTACAAATACTTCAGGCCCGACTACCACATGGCGACTTCGACCCTCCGGCCCATCGTCAACGGGGTGCGACCTCTCGTGGTGGGTATGGACCTGGGGCTCACGCCCGCAGCCGTTATCGGACAGCAGGACCCGCGTGGACGCGCACTGGTGTTCGACGAAGCGGTGAGTTTCGACATGGGGGTGCAACGCTTTATGCGCACCGTGCTCAAGCCGCTGCTGTACGAGAAATACTCCGGGGCTCCGGTGCTCATCGTAACGGACCCGGCTGGGGTGCAGAGGGCGCAGACCGACGAGCGGAGCGCGGTGGACATTATCAAGGCTGAGGGCTTTCGGGTTATTCCAGCCAAGACTAACAATATATCGGCGCGGATCAACGCAGTGGATGAGTTCCTCATGCGGCAGGTGGACGGCGACTCGGGCTTTCTTATGGACCCTGGGTGTACACAGCTTAAATCCGCCATGATGGGTGGCTATCGCTACAAGATGCGGCAGGATGGGGTCATTGAGAAGAACAAGCACTCCCACGTTGCGGAGGCCCTGCAGTACCTCATGCTGCACATCGCCAACGCCGGGGAGGGAGGATTTATGCCGCAGCGGCGGGAAATTAAACGTATTGCGGCGGCGGGGTGGACCTGATATATTCGTATTGCAGTTGTCACTCTCTCCTCTCTCCGTAGTACCTTTAGACCCCGGTTCTCCACCGGGGTCTTTTTTATGTGTTGTTTACATCTATCGTGTATGCTATACGGATTCTGAGAACTTCTTGTGTTGCGTATTTGGAGCACCCATGAAGAAAAACAAGCAAGGCAAACCGTACACGCGCATGTCCACTAACACGAAGATGGATACCAGCGGACTGGCTGATAAGCCCATTCCTGACATGTACTACGAAATTGAGTTCAAGCGTCCGACCATGCCTCTCGGTATGATGGTTACGGAAGTCACGGAAAAACGGATGAAATAATGGCTGGGCTAACCTTTCTGCGGGTAGTCGGTAACGAAGAGCTTGCTCGCCAAGAGCAGGAGGCGGCAGACCGCGCCTTGTCGGAACGCCAGAACCAGCCCGTTATTCTCGGGCTTACCGGCTATTTGCGGGAGTGTTGGGACGCGGCTCAGATGGCGAAGAAGCCCATCGAGCAGGAAATGCTCCGGGCCCTGCGGCAGCGGAACGGCGAGTACGAAGCCGACAAGCTGCAGCAAATTCACGACCAGGGCGGCTCCGAAGTCTACATGATGATCACGGAGGTCAAATGTCGGGCCGCTGAGTCCTGGCTCCGTGACATTCTGCTCGACAGTGGCTCGCCCCCCTGGGATTTGCACGCCACCCCCATCCCTGACATGTCCCCGGCGCAGGCCCAGCAGCTCCAGGCGGAGTTTGCCGAGAAGGTGCTCAAGCTGGTGGAGTCCACGGGGCAGGCCCCGACCCAGGAAGAAATGGCCGAAATGCGGGAGATGGTCTCGCAGGACTATCGGTTCCGGGTGATGCACGAAGCGCAGCTCCGCGCTGACAAGATGAAGATCAAAATTCAAGACCAGTTCGCCCAGGGCGGCTGGGAGCAGGCGTTCAACGATTTCATTACGGACTTGGTAACTTTCCCCTGCGCCTTTGTGAAGGGCCCCGTTGTTAGACGCCAGCGTAAACTTGGGTGGACGACTTCCATTACGGGCCAGACCATCGTTGACGCGACTGAAGAGTTAGCCCCCGAGTATGAGCGGGTGGACCCCTTCCGGATGTACCCGGAGCCGGGTATTTCTGACATCGCAGAAGGGTATATTTTTGAGCATCACCGCATGTCGCGGACGGAGTTGTCTGATCTCATTGGCGTACCCGGCTATGACGACGATGCAATTCGGAAGATTCTGGAAGAAGGGAACGGCCAGTCGTGGATCAACGAAGACGTTGAGCTGATGAAGGACGAGGAGGAGCGGAAGTATTACTCCTACATGCGTCCGACCACCGAGTACGACGCCCTTGAGTTCTGGGGCAAGGTCAGTGGTTCCATGCTCCGTGAGTGGGGCTTGACGGAAGACGAGGTGCCTGACCCGGCCAAGGAATACGACGCGAACGTCTGGGTGGTGGGGAACTACGCCATCAAGGCTGTGCTGAATTACGACCCGCTGGGGGAAAAGCCCTATGCCAAGACTTCGTTCATTAAATGCCCCGGAGCCTTTTGGGGTAAAGGTATTCCCAAAATTATCGAAGATTTGCAAAGCGTTTGTAACGCGGCTGCGCGAGCTTTGGTCAACAATATGGGAATATCTTCTGGCCCCCAAGTAGAGGTCAACGTCGAGCGGCTGCCGCCGAACGAGGATATTACCCAGCTCGCCCCGTGGAAAATCTGGCAGACCATCAACGACCCCACCGGGTCCAGCGCCCCGGCCATTCGCTTCACCCAGCCGGACTCCCGCGCCAGCGAGCTGATGGCGGTCTATGAGAAGTTCAGCCGCCTTGCTGACGACCACTCGGGTATCCCGGCCTATGTGTACGGTGATCTCAACGTGCAGGGCGCAGGGCGCACTTCCTCCGGTCTGTCCATGCTTATGGGCGCCGCCGGTAAAGGCATCCGGCAGGTGGTGATGCACATTGACTCCGACGTGGTGAAGCCCGTGGTCATGCGTCAGTTCGTGTACAACATGCGCTACGACGAGGACGAGTCGATCAAGGGTGATGCCGAAGTGCTAGCACGGGGTGCTATCAACCTAGCGGTCAAGGAAACGGTGAACGTGCGCCGGGTTGAGTTCTTGAACGCCACGGCGAACCCGATTGACGCAGAGATTCTAGGTAAGGATGGCCGCGCCGCGATTCTTCGCGAGGTGGCTAAAGGTTTGCAAATGCCGGTGGATGAGATCATTCCTTCTCGGGAGAAGGCGGACTTCAAAGACCGCCTCAAGGCCAGAGCGGCGATTGCCCAAGCGGCTGCAGGACAGCCAGCGGAAGGCGGTGCGCCGACGCAACCTGACGGTTCTCCCAAAGGAGGCATGGACGCAAACACCGTTCAGAGCCGGGCAAGCGGTAGGGCCGTATGATTAGGCCCCCGCCGCAAGCTATTAAGGCGCTCGCCCTTGTCTCCCGTCAGCACCCGGAGTTTCTGGAGTGGCTGGAGGATTGGCAAATGCGAGAGCTGAAGCGGCTCCCAAGCGCAGTAGAGAACGTGGCGGTAGGTCAGGGACGCTGCCAAGTTCTGGGTGAACTCACCCAATTAGTTCAACAATCCCCTGAGATAGCGGCAAAGCTATAGCTCGCCGTCTAATCACGCATACCGACAGGAGCGTAAAACATGGCCCTTCCAGAGCAAGTCCGAAAGCAGACCGAGGCAGTACAGGAACTGTACAAGCAGTTAAACGATGATGGCACCACCGGCGAGGAGTCCGCCGAGGAGTCCACTTCTGAAGCTGCTGAGGCATACCAGTACGAAGCCGACGAGAATTCTGTGGAGGATAATGCTGCTCCGTCCTCGACCGGGGAGCACAAGTCTGAGGACGACAAAGCGTCGGAGGAAACTCTCCTTCAGAAGTACCGCACCCTCCAAGGCATGTACAACGCCGAAGTACCCCGCATGCACTCGCAGAACCGGGAGCTTCAGGGCCGCGTACAGCAAATGGAACAGTTGCTGGCTTCTCTTTCTGCACAACAGAACGCCCCTCAACAACCGGCTCAGGCGCAGAAGTATTTGTCTGACAAGGACGTAGAGGACTACGGCGATTCGATTGATGTGATGCGTAAGGTTACCCGAGAAGAACTCGGCGCCGTCGCGCAGCGCATCGCGCAGCTAGAGGGTCTTGTGAAGCAGATGCAGACCAACGTGGTTCCGCAAGTGCAATCGCTTGCGCAGCGGCAGGCTATGTCTTCTGAACAGCAATTCTGGTCCGAACTTGGAGCGGCAGTGCCGAACTGGCGTGAGGTTAATGACAACCAAGACTTCCAAAGCTGGTTGCTTGACGTTGACCCCATGACCGGCTCGACTCGCCAAGCGTACTTGGAGGATGCACAGCGGAATCTTGATCCCCGCCGTGTCGCTAGCTTCTTCCGTACCTGGCTTGAGCGTAATGGACAAGCCACTGTTGCTCAACCCAAGGGTTCCTCGAAAAACTCGGAACTGGAGAAGCAGGTTGCCCCTGGCCGCTCACGCGGTGCGGGTAGTCCGCAATCCGGTAAAGGTGCTGTATACTCCCCCCAAGACATCCAAAAGTTCTTTAACGATGTTCGATCAGGGAAGTATAAGGGCCGAGAGCAAGAGAGGGACCGAATCGAACGCGACATCTTTGCGGCTCAACGCGAAGGTCGCATCCAAGTTGGTGCTTGATTAGAGGATTTTAATCATGAGCTATCCGGTATCTCCTGGCCGCCCTAACTACAGCGGCAACTTCATTCCCGAAATCTGGTCGGGCAAGATGATCGAGAACTTCTACGATGCAACGGTTCTCGCAGCTATCTCCAACACCGACTACGAGGGCGAAATTCGTCAGTTCGGTGACACGGTAAACATCCGCACGACCCCCGAAATCACCATCCGTGATTACGTCAAGGGTCAGGCGCTGACCGTGGAAAACCCCGACAAGCCGAAAATCCAGCTCGTTATCGACAAGGGCGAATACTTCGCTTGCGTTGAGGACGATGTGGATCAGGTCCAGTCGGACATCAACCTGATGGATACTTGGTCCAAGGACGCCTCCGAGCGTATGAAGATCAAGATCGACCAGCGTGTGCTGACTGACCTCCTCCCCGACATTGGCGCCTTTAACAAGGGTGCTACGGCTGGTGAGCAGTCTGCTTCCTTCAACCTCGGCACCACGGCTTCTCCGCTGCAGGTGACGAAGGACGGCGCTGGCGGCACGACTGCTGTTGTTGACCTCATGGTTGACCTCGGTACCGTGCTCGACGAGGCAAACTGCCCTGAGCAAGATCGCTTCGTGGTGATCCCGGCCAAGCTGGCTGGCCTCATCAAGAAGTCCGAGCTGAAGGACGCTTCCCTCACGGGTGACGGTACCTCCATCGTCCGTAACGGTCGCCTCGGTATGATCGACCGCTTCACGGTCTACGTCAGCCACAACCTCAAGGTTGATTCTGGCGGTAAGTACAACCTCATTGCTGGTCACAAGATGGGCTTCACCTTTGCCTCTCAGATGACGAACATGGAAACCATCCGCTCCGAGACCACCTTCGGTGACATCATCCGTGGTCTTCAGGTGTATGGCTACAAGGTCGTCAAGGGCGAGGCGCTGGCTCAGTCTGTTATCCAGTTCGCCTAATCGCCTGACCACAAGGAGGCAATGAAATGACCGCATATACTGATTCTCTCGGCTTCAACAAGGGGACTGCAGCCTATCCCGCAATGGATATGCCTGTAGTCAAGATGGAAGTCGTCCTCGACTTTGCTGCTATCGCAGCCGCTCGCTCTGCCGCTGGCGTCGCTGCTCTGGCCGCTACCGATACGCTGGAAGTTATTCCGCTTCCTGCGGGCTCCACGGTGCTTATGGCTGGCGCAGATGTCACCACGGCAGAAGGTGCTACGGCGACCATGGACTTGGGCGACGGTTCGGGGGCTACGACCTACCTCTCGAACGTGAACCTGAACTCTGTGGCTGCTAATGGCGCTACTGTGGCGGCTCCGGTGTTCTACGCCGCCGCAGACGAACTGTATATCACGCTGGACCAAAACAGCATTGATACTGCAGTTGTTCGCGTCTGGGCCATCGTGGCTGACTGCAACTAAGGACGGGGGCTTCGGCCCCCTCCTATCTAGGAGGCTAAAATGGCTGTCTACAAAGGTGTTACCCACTCTAACCTCAAGGCGATTAACCTTGAGGCGGACACGGCGACGATCACGCAACTGAACGTCACTGATTCGGTCCTGAGCACGCGCAAGCGGTTCACGATTGCTGAAGTGAATGCAGGAGCGACGCTTGTAGCCGCTGTTTCTGGCAAGAGCATTCGCATGGTTAATTGTAAGGCCATCGCCGTTGGCGGTGCCGCTGCTGCAGTTACGACTGTTGATGTTCTTGGCACTCAGACCACCAGCAAGAAGCTCGTTGCTTTTGCCCAGGCCAACTTGACGCAGAGCACGGTGCTGACCGCTGGCGGTACTGGCGCAGCCGTTCTTGCTGATGGTGCCTCATTCGTCGCTACTGATGCTGGCACTGCAGTGACCGTAGGCAAGACGGGTAGCGATGTTACGACCGCTACTCATATCGACGTTATTTTTGATTACGTCCTTGAGTAACACTCCGGGGGGCTTCGGCCCCCCGATTCTCAGGAGCCTATGATGGTCGTAAAGATCGCCAATAATGCTTCGTCGCTGGTGCCGGGCACCATTGCAAGCGGCGATACGTCCATCACTGTCACCACGGGTGATGGCGCCAAGTTCCCTATTCTCGGTGCGGGAGAGTTCTTCTTCCTCACCCTGGTAGACACCAACAACAATTTTGAGATTGTTAAGGTCACCGCTCGCACGGACGACATCATGACCATCGTTCGGGCGCAAGAAAACACCACTGCGATGCCCTTCCCGGCCAATAGCCGCGCCGAGTTGCGCGTGACCGCTGAGAATGTCAGCGTCCTGAACCAAGACGTTCTGTTGCTCTGAGGGTACGACGATGCCGGTATTGCTTACGAATAACGCCGAAACGACCCTGAATACGGCGATCAACGCATCTGAAACTGCCCTTGTGGTCGCTGACGGCTCTGTGTTCCCGACTCCCAGCACGGACCAATACTTCTACGCGACGCTTGTCAGCCAGCAGGGTACGCTGGAAATCGTCAAGGTTACGGCGCGCAGCGGCAACATCCTTACCGTGACCCGTGGCGCAGAGAGCACCACGCCGAATGGCTTTGCCGTAGGTACGCGGGTTGAGGCGCGAGTAACCGCAGCCTCTGTAAGCGATGTCTTCGCCGCGCCGACCATCAACAATTTCACCGGCACGGGGTCACAGGTGGATTTCACCCTTTCTGTTACGCCGACCAGCGAAAATTATACGATGGTGTATATTGACGGCGTGTATCAGCAAAAGAACGGATACAGCGTCAGCGGCACGACCCTTACCTTTTCCGAAGCTCCGCCGCTCAACAGCGGCATTGAAGTTATGACGCTCCGCTACTAAGCGCTTGGGGATAGCAAAAGATGGCATCTAACCTAACAGGTTCGACAATCGCGAGCACTTACAGCCAGCTACTCCACGTTGATGGCGGCCCCGAGGCGACCGAAAAAACCGTATTCAGCGGCACCGGTACGGCGACCGCCGTCAAGATCGGCACGGTGTCCTTCTCCGTTGAGAACATCCAGTTCAACGGAAACACCATTAGCACCCTCGACACCAACGGCAACCTGATCTTGGCGCCCAACGGTACGGGGTCTGTGAGCATCGCCAAGGTGGCGATCAGCGGCGGCACCATTTCCGGTATTACGGACCTTGCCATCGCAGACGGCGGCACCGGGGCATCCACGGCAACTGACGCCCGGACGAACCTCGGCCTTGGGAGCATGGCTACCCAGAACTCTGCGTCTGTGGCAATCACCGGCGGGTCGATTAGTGGCGTGTCTTTCTCCGGCACCTTTACCGGGATTACGTCGATCACCTCGACTTCGTTCTTCACGGATGACGCGGCTGCGGGACTGACTTTAACGGCCAACGACTTGCTGGCTGACGGCACCGACACGAACATCGACATCGACATCACGCCCAAGGGCACCGGGGAAGTGAACCTCCCCAAGGTAGACATCGACGCCGGAGCCATC